GTCCACGTCTACAACAACACCTTCTATGCGCAGTCAGGCTCGATCGGCGCGATCTCCTACGGAGTAGGGACAGGCCACATCGCCAGGAATAACCTGGGCTTTGCCGGCAGCGGGACAATGGTCCAAGGGGCGGCCACGACTTCCAACAACACAGCAAATGTGGCTACCAACCCGGCTTTCGTCAGCGGCTCGCCTTCTGTGCCTGTCGACTTCAGCCTGCAGGCGGGTAGTTACGCGGTCAACGCCGGGACCAGCGTTCCGGTGTTCTCCGACTTCTTTGGCAACCCACGCCTGCAGATCGACATGGGAGCGGTTGAGCGATGACCATCAAACTAATCTCCGTCTGTGCGGGTGCTGCGATGGCGGTTGGAGGCGCGGGCTTCGGGGCGCATGAATATCTATTCAACACGTTCGCAGAGAAAGTCGCCGGGGCCAAGGTGGATTTCGTGCTCGATCGGCAGATGTCCGCTGTCTCGGCCGAGATTGGCTACCTTGAGCGCAAGCCCAACAAGACGACGGGTGAGATTGAGCAACTGCGCTGGTTGAGAGAGCAGCTTGAGCAAATGCGGCGAGTAAGGAGCGGTAAATGACTACACCTACCGATAATACTCCTTTCGGTGTCATTCATGACGCCTATAGGGACGCGAAGCTTCTCCAGCTCGGAGACGACCTTTCGGGCGAGCAGCTCGCGGAGGGAATGCGCCGGCTGAGAGACCTTATCAATCTCTGGCAGACGCAAGGGCTGAAGCTGTTCTTGCTGAGCGACACCCCTGTGACTCTCACTGCGGGTCAAGCTCAGTATTCCTTCAAGCCCTCTGGCGATGTGAATATGACGAAGCCGCTGAGAGTGCTACAGGGGTATTATCTCTACACTGCGACGAACGTGCGGAGACCAATTTATCCGATGGCCTGGGAGGACTACTTGACCTTGGGACAGGCCGGCACGCTGGCGGCTAATCGAGGAGTCATCTCGCAATATTTCGTCGATAAACAAGCTACGCAGCTGTTGGTAACCTTCTGGCTCTGCCCCGATGCAACAGAGGCAGCTAATGGGACTGCGCATGTGCTGCTACAAACGCAGGTAACGAATCCAGTTGAGCTGGATGAGACACTCGCCTTTCCGCCAGAGTGGAGGATGGCTCTCCGTTGGGGCCTTGCAGATGATATTTGCACTGGCCAGCCACAAGCGATAATCGACCGCTGCGCCGCACGCGCGACGAGCTTTCGGCAGGCACTGGAGGATTGGGACGTTGAGGACGCTCCCACGCGCTTCCAGCCTGATTCCCGCAACTTCCAACACGCAGGGAAGTTCCGCTGATGGCTCAAGCCCCTACCGTTGCTGTTCCTAAGCGACTCCCTCTCATTATCGAGCCGATGAATCGAGGGGCCTCGACGGCCTACGATGCAAAGCTCGTCAATGCCTACATGGAGAGGCATAAGGGGAAGGAAGGAGAGGAATACTGGATCTACGAGCGGCCAGGGCTGCTGGCGGATAGTCAGCCCGCAGGAGGTGCTGCAGTGGGCCGTGGGCTCTTCAACTGGCGAGGGAATATCTACTCTATCTTCGGGAATACGCTCTATAAAGATGGTATAGCGGTCTCCGGGACGGTCGATACGACTGCGGGTGTTTACCGCTTCGATTCCTGCCTTGGAGCCACTCCGAAGCTGCAGCTCGGTAATGGAGTGAAGGCCTACAATTACGACACGGCCGGCGGCCTTGTGCTGATCAACGACGTAGATTTCCCTTCCAGCTTCGTGAAGGGTTGGGGATACTTGAACGGCACTAGCTATGTCATGCGGCCCGACGCGGGCATTCAAGGCTCCGACACAAACGACCCGGTTGGCTGGGATCCTCTGAATGTTCTTATCGCTCAGATCGAGCCTGACCAAGGCAAGGCCCTCGGAAAGCAGCTCGTCTACATTATAGCGCTGAAGGAGTGGACTACAGAGGTTTTCTACGACGCGGGGAATACCACCGGGACCCCGCTGGGGCGAGTTGAGGGCGCGAAAGCGAACTGGGGTGGCCTGTCCGCGGATAGTTTGAGGGAGATCGACGGCGCACTGATCTGGCTTGCGCAAGCTCGAAGTTCCTCTCCTGAGATCGTCGTGCTGGACAACCTCAAGTTAGAGATCATCTCAACAAAGGCGATTGAGAGGCTGCTGGAGAAGGCGACCCTCACTACAGTTTACTCTTGGACCCTCAAACTGGAGGGCCATCGCTTTTACGTGCTGACGCTAAAGGAGGAGAATCTTACCCTCGCCTTCGACTTCGATGAGAGGATGTGGAGTCAGTGGACGGACGTTAACGGTAACTACCTTCCGATTGTAGATTCTTGCATGAATAGCAATCTGCAGCACCTTCTGCAGCACGAGTCGGATGGACGGCTTTACCTTGCCAGCTCCGATTACGCGACGGATAATGGAAGCTTGATTACTGTTGATATTATCACTCCTAACTTCGATGGAGGCACTCGTCGGACGAAGCAGATGAACGTGTTGGAGATCATCTCTGATCAGCAGGTCGGCAGTGAGTTGCTTGTGCGGGTGAACGATCACGACTACAATTCAGCCCGTTGGAGCAACTGGCGCACCTTAAATCTCGCTAACCGGCGGCCCTTCATTACCGATTGCGGTTCCTTTGACCGCCGAGTGCATCACTTCCGCCATCAGAAGCCAGTTAGGATGCCGCGAATTCAGGCGGTTGAGATGCAGATTGATATAGGGACAGGATGAGGCCACTGGATATTATCGCAGAGAAGTTAAGCACGGAGGGGTTGGATATTCCGCGAGGGTTGCTTGTTCAGGCCGCGCGCACGCGGGTTACTTCAGGGAGAGATTGGGTGTTTGCTTACGGCGATCTCGTCTTTACTGTGAGCAAAGATCCAAACTGGCCTTCAGTGCACATCTACAGTCTGGGTGTAGGCACGGGGCTGCTGAAAGCAAGTCGTCAGTTCATGGATAAGGTCTGGGAAAGAACAGGACACGAAAGGCTCCTCGCGCCGATTAAGGAGCGTCGAGTCATGAAGCTGGCTGAGAGGTTCGGCTGGCACCCCGTAGGGCATACGCGCTCCGGGCACACGATTTATGTGATAGCGAGGCCAAAATGAGCTTTGTCGGAGATATTCTAGGCGGCGTTAAGGATGTTGCTGGTGACATCTTTGGAGGGGTAAAGGACGTCGCTAGTGGGGTTATCGGCGGCGTTAAGGACGTTGCCAGCGGCGTTTTAGGCGGCGTTAAAGATGTTGTTGGAGGGATCGGCGACCTAGCCGGCGACGTTCTCGGATCGGATCTAGGGAAACTTGCAGCGCTTGCTGCGACTACGTATTTCGGCGCTCCTGCGATTGGGGCGGCTGGGGGAGGCGGCACAGCTTTCGGTGGACCTATTAGTGCCCTTGCCAGCCTTGTAACTGGGGGCAGTTCTATCGCCTCTGGAGAGTGGGATTGGATGAAGAAGAGTGGAGTAGGACAGATCCTCGGCGGTCCTTGGTCCACCGCCTTCAGCATAGGTTCCGGCCTCTACGGAATGCGTCAAGCGCAACAGACGCGTCAGTTAGCGGAGAAAGCCGCCGGAATACAGGACCCCTTCATGGGAGAGCGCGCAAAATACGCATCGGAGCTCAGTTCCCTCTACGCTGACCCCTTACGGGTGGAGCGACTGCCCGGTTATAAAGCGGGGCTGAGCGCAGTTGAGAGGAAGATGGCTTCCCAGGGCTACCTCGGCTCCGGCAATATGATGCTGGCATTGCAGGACTACGGAGGCCGTGCGTTTGACGCGGAGGCCGCGAGGTTAGCTTCGCTGGCTGGCGCACAGTTCGCGCCTTCGGGCGGGCAAACCCTTCTCTCTGGCACCTCTCAAGCAAACGAGTTAGCGAGTAAGTCCCTCGGTTCTCTCGGCTATGGAGTGAGAGGACTAGAGGACCTTTACAGGAACCGAGGTTCGGTTTTCGAGGACTGATATGGCTGAACTTTTTGGTGCCCCAATAGGCATCCGCGCGTATAATGAGGATCTGCGGCAGGCCGTCGCTGCGGCGACAAGCGCGCAGCACACCCTCGGGCAGATCGCTATGCAGCCGGCGGAGCAGCGGATCAAGGAAGCGCAGGCAGCTGCTGCTGAGGAAGCCCTTCGACAAGAAAAGCTGATGGCCGAGCTGATGCGGAAGTCGCAGGGAGGAGGACTTACTCCGGGGGAGATTGAAGCGGGCACGGTTGGGGTGGAAGGGCTGGCGATGGAGCAGCGCGCCCTGGGGACTGCCGCCGGCGGCAAGCCGCCCTCTATGGCTGATCAGCTCGATAACCTTGCTCGAGCTGCAGCAGGGGCGGGATTGGTCACTAAGGCACAGACTACCGCCAAAGCCGCCGCGGAGCTTCGAGACAGAGAGGCCTCTGCGCTGTCCGCGCAAACGGCCGCTGCACTGAATCAAGTGAAGATCGTTCGAGAGCAGGCGAACCTCACCGGGCAGCTTCTTGGTGGAGTGACTGATCAGGCCTCCTGGGACCGTGCGAACGCCCTTTACACTTTTCAGACTGGCCAGCCGAGCCCCTTCGCAAACACATCTTATCATCCAGAGCGGGTTAGGAGCCTTGAGCAGGCTGCTATTACTGCAAAGGAGCGAGCGGATATTGAGCACACTCGCCTCACGCGAGAGGCAACAGAGAGATTCCGCGACGCTCGCCTTGACCAACACAATACAGCGAATTACATTCGAGAGCAGCAGCTGAAGTTGAACAGAGAAACTGAGAGACGCCGCGCGAAGCAGGGAGGGGGTCGTCAGATCTCCAGTCCGCGGATAGAGGACGTTGATCGTGCGGCTGCCATGCTTCGCCGCGATTACGGCAAGGAGGCCTTCTCATCAGAGGACCTAGAAGATACCGCCAATGCGGTTGCCTCCCGTGCGAAGGAGCTGCAGAACATGAACCGAGCCTTAGGGATTGATGCGGCGCTGCAACAGGCTTACACTGAAGTCGCACCGGATATTGAGCAGACGCCGGGGGTGAAGTTTCTCTACGGCCCGAAAGCACGCTACAAGGGTCGCGGGAAGACTCCAGAGACAGCCCGACCCCTTCCTGTGAAGCCCTCTGCAGAGAATCTCGAGAAGGATCGCTACTACGTAAACTCTCAGGGGGTTGTAGGGAGGTGGACAGGGAAGAAAATGGAACTGGTGCCCGGCGGACGGCCATTATCGCCCCGTAACAGACGTCCGCTTCCCTCTGACTTCGAGCAAGAAGAGAGCGAGGAACGCTGATGGCTGAGGTATCCTTAGAGACATTCGCAGGAGGCGCGCTTGCGTTGGCTCCCTCTGCCTCCCCGAACAGCCTGCAGGTGCCGAGGCGTTCTCCTGCGACTCCTACAGAGATCTCCCTTGAGGAGTTCAGCACCGGTAAACCCGCTGACCCCTTCTCGAAGGAATCCCTCGCAGCGGAAAATCGGCGGGAGACCTTCGGACAGGTGGTGAGACAGCTCAAGAACGCTGGTGGGGATGCTGCGGTCCTCGTCGATATGGCTCTCACCGCGCCGAAGTTCGTCGTTGGAGCGGGAGCGGGACTTGGGGCGGCGGCTAGGCAGGCGGTCACCGGCGACCCCAAACTGGCCTTCACCGCGGGCCGCGAGGCGCAAATGCAGGTTATGGAAGCAACCTTTCCAGAGAGCCCGATTGGTCTCCTCCCTCACATGCCCCTACAAAAGATCTTCCAGATGTTCGAGTCGGGGGAAGTGTATGAGCAGTCCGCGACCTCGCAGGGGCTGCAGAAGTTCATGAGGCTGCTGGAGGAAACGGGGGTGAAGGTTGAGCAGGCGACCGGAGGGAGAATCCCACGGGACTCCGTCCCTATGATGGTTGATACGCTTATGGTGGGGCTGATCGGGATGGGGCCGAAGCAGCGGCCTGGCGCGATTGATGCAGCTACCGCGAAGCGGTTGCAGAAAGAGGCGCAGGGGCTGGCCGCTAAGATGCGGGAGGAAGCTGATGCAGCCGCGATCAAGAAGGACGCCGCGAGGCTGACTCCGGAGGAGTTCTCTGCGCGGGTGCCGGTGCAGGAGCAGATCAATGAGATGTTAGCTATTCGGACGCCGGAAGAACAAGCGCGGCTCACCCGAGCGCGGCGGAAGGAAGTCAAGCAGACCTTCGAGAGAGGACCGAGTGGGGAGCCCCTCCCGCCGGAGCTGGAGGGTCGTCGGACCTTCGTGGATAGAGCGGAGTCTGAGTTTGTCGCGGGAGAGCGCGAGGCGCAGGGGCGAGCTTATAGGGAGACCGAAAGGGGGATTGAGTATCCGCCTCCGGAGGGCTCCGCGTATGAGATCGGCTCCTCTCCGCGGCCGGAACGGATAGGGCAAGCGGAGGTGCTGCGGGTTCTGCAGAAGCCAGGGTTCGAGCGGACGGCGGAGGACCTGCTGGTGCTGCGTCGGGCGCGGCAGGAGGGGAAGGCGAGTCCTGAGGCGATGATGCTTCTAGGCGCAGCGGGAATAGGAGCAGCTGTTGGTGGATTGCTGGATGATGAGGCGCTAAGGGGGGCGGTGCTTGGAGGGGCGACTGGGGCGGCGGCGGCCCTGCCGTTTATGGGCCGCGGAGCGATGCCGAAGGGGCCAAAAGGAGAACTCGGCGCGGTGAAGGGACCGGGAGGAATGTGGCACCCGGAGGCGGTGGAGAGGTTGAGTGATATTCTCGCAGCGCGGCTACATAGCAATTTCGGCTCTGGCTATCGCGTTGCTGACGTGCGAAGGGCGGACATTACTCGGCCCGGAATATCTAAGGCCTTCATTGAAGGTAAACCTCTTGTAGCTTGGTCCGACCGCGCTGTCAAGAACTACCTCAACAAATACGCAGGCACCGAGAAGGACCCGCTGAAGGATGTGGAGATTCCGTTTAGAGAGACAATGAAGCGCTGGGGAGACGCTATAGATGATGCTATTCAAGGCAGAATCTATAGTCGTGTGCAGGCTCCCAATGAAAATTTTGGTGTGCGCCCTTTCACAGAAGCTGATGCTGCTATTGGTATCAAGCCAGAAGAACCTGTTTACAATATTGCAGATAAGCTGGGTGAACTGATCCTGGTTAGGCAAGAGCACTTACGTTCAACAGTAGGTGATCATCTAGCCAGTGCTGCCGCTATTAAGTCCTACCTCTCCCATGTCGGAGACTACCTCCGCCAGAACGTCCCGCCGGCTAAGCTCCAGCAATACGACCTCGTTCGCGCAGTGCGTGAGACCGCCGCCAACGACGCTCGAATGGCGAAACTGGCGGAGAAGGCCTCCGCCGAATCGACTGCGCAGCTTCCTGTTCACAAGGCCTATGAGGATGGGTTTAAGTGGGTGGAGCTGAAGCTGCCGGAGAAGCTGACGGAGGAGCAGGCGAAGGGAGTAAGGCCAGCAACGCGAGAGGAAATGGGATTATTCCGGGGAGGTGACGAACCTGCAGGCCAGGGGTTCGTCGCAGTAGATCGCTCTGGCGAGCCTCTTGTAAACGCCTACACTGGTAGAAAAGTCGGTGGTGCCACTCCCGAAGAAGCTTGGCTCGCCGGCCGTCTCGCCGAAGAGGGCAACCAGATGGGCCACTGCGTAGGGGGATACTGCGAAGGGGTTGCTACAGGTGAGAGCAGGATATTCTCCCTTAGGGATGAGAAGGGAAGGAGTCATGTAACGGTGGAGGTGGAGCCAAAGACAGGATTTAGCTTTAACCGTCTACAGCAGTTTTTGGAGGCCGGGATTATTACACCAGAAGAGGCCGCAAGAACCAACGCTGATTATGTCTCTGTGCGACAACTATCCCGAGAGATTAATGTTCCCTATGAAGAGCTATATGCTCGCGTGATGGCTAGCCGCGTTGGGCCTGATAACATCTCCCAAATCAAAGGTAAGCAAAACCGTGCTCCTGAATCTCGTTATCTCCCCTACGTCCAAGACTTCGTTAAGTCCGACAAGTGGGGAGAGGTAAGGGATTTAGAGGGAACGGGACTATATCCCTTCCGGCAGCCTTCCGGCACGGTCTATCCGCCAGAGGCTCTTGGTCGTGTGATCCCTGATCCAGCTTCGCCATCTGGTCGTAGGATTGAAGGTGGCCCAGAGAACCTCGCTAATATCCTTCCCGAGGAACTCTCGCTCAAGCCTGGCTACTACACCGCCGAGGAGATAATGGGTGCTCTTCGTGAGACCTCGGCCCGCAACCTCGACTTCACCCCTCGCCCCTGGGAACAGGGGAAGATCGACCAGAAGCTGGTGGTCGGGTTAGGAACGATAGGACTAGGTGGGCTGGTTGGGTCGGTCTTCACCGACGATCCCCTCAGGGGTGCGGTCCTTGGCGCTCTCGCGACAGGTGCGCTACACCTGCCCGGAGTGCAGAAGGGAGTTGCAGCGACCGCCGCCGGAGTCGATAATGCCCTTGGAATGGTCTCCACCCGTATCAAGGCGGCCTCTCCTCGCCTGCATCAGCGCCTCATCACCTACGAGCAGAAGGTGCTGGAAGAGAGCCATCGACAGCTCAATCGGTTAGTGCCGTGGATGCGCGAGTCCACCAACCTCCCCAAGGCCTCCCGCGACCGTCTAGAGACTGCGCTCTTCATGAAGACTCCAGAGGTTGTCGCGGAGATTCATAAGGGGAATCCTGAGTTGGTCGCCGGCTGGCGCGAGGTCCGAAACGTCCTGAACGAGGTTGGGGAGAAGGCGAAGGCGCTTGGTCGCTTCAAGACTCTCCTCGATGAATACTTCCCGCAGCGGGTGAAGGACTATGAGGGACTGAAGGCGCAGTTAGAGCAGCCAGTCCGCGCGCGAATTGAGCAGGTGCTGAAAGATGCGGAGGAGAAAGCTCTTCGCCAGCGGAAGCAGGGACTGACAGAGGCGGAGAGGGATGCGATCATCAATCGAGAACTCCGTGACCATTATCGTCCGCAGACCTACCGCCCCGGCTACGCCAAGCCGCGGACAATCCAGGAGGTCTCCGCGGAGCTGCGTCCCTTTTACCACACCCCGCAGGAGTCCCTCTACATCACCACGCTGGAGACAGTTAAGGATATTGAGCTGGCGCGGCTGTTCGGGAGGGACCTTGTGCAGAGGGAGCTAGCGGGGCGGACCTATATCGACCTCGACGCCTCTATCGGGAATATCCTCGGGAAGGAGCTGGAGGCCGGACGGCTGACTCCAGAGAAGTTTAAGGAGGTAGAGCAAATCCTCCGAGCGCGGTTTGGGCCGGGAGAGCGCTCGCCGAACAAGGTCATGCAGGACCTTCAGAACCTCGGCTACGCAGGGCTCCTCGCCGACCTTCCCTCCGCCCTTGTGCAGATTGCGGATACGCCTATTGCGATTCCTGCTCACGGCCTCAGAGCTACTATCGTAGCGACGGCAAGACGCCTCTCCGGTCGCGCGAAGATCACAGCGAAGGATATGGCGCTGATGGATCACATCGCGGAGGACCTTGCCTTCGGGTCTACCCAGACCGGCCCGAGCCGGCTGAAAACGCGCGCAACAACGGCAGCAGCAGGAGCCGTAGGAGCGGCTGCGGGGGCGATACTGCAGGACGACCTTGCGGGGGCAATTCCTGGAGCTGCCGCCGGAATGTTCGTCGGCTACGCGAGTATGGTAGGGACAGCCGCCGCCCTCAACAAGACTCTTCGCCAAGGTGTATTCTCTCCGATTGATCGCTTCGGGAAGGATATTCAGCTAGGGGCTGCCCATGCGAGGGCTGCGCGTGAGGTGCAATCCGCGAAGGGAGTTAAAGCGCTGGAACGACGCTACGGTGAGGCCTTCGGGGAGGAGTTTCCAGCGCTCGTCCGCGACCTGCAAACGGGTGCGATGGGTCCGCAAGTAAGGTCGATGCTATTCGCGGAGCTCTCCCGCACGCAGCCGATCAGCAAGCTCGAGGCGCCAAAGCTCCTCCTCGAACACCCCAACGCAAGGATGGCCTGGATGCTCAAGCGATTCATGCTTAAGCAAGCGGACTTCATCCGGCGGGAGGCCTATGATAAGATGAAGACCGGCGACCCTAAGAAGGTCGCGCAAGGCATGAAGAACCTGACTGAGTATGTGATGGTTCTAGGCCTTGCAGGTGCCTCCACCGCCGCGCTGCAGGATTGGTTGCTTGGCCGCGAGGTCGACTTCGGCCCGACCGATGTGATGGAGAACGTGCTGAAAACCTTTGGCCTCTCTCGCTACGTGATGGATAAGATAACTGAAGGAGGAATGGGGCCATTTCAGGCGGTCGGCGGCTCGCTGATGCCTCCCTACGCAATCATGGACAGGATTCTGCGCGCTGACCCGAAGGCCGTTCAGTATATCCCTATCGTAGGGCAGCTCTACTACAATTGGGAACTCGGCGGGAAGGAAAAGGCGGAGCTTCGGCGGGCCGCGGAGAAGCGAAAAGAGGGCGAGCGCGTGAGGCTCTCTCCCGAGGCTCGCGATTATGTGAGAGAGCAGCGACGGAAGCGTAGGGAGGAACGTAGAAAGGAGCGGTTCAATGACTAGTCCCATTAAGGGCCCCGCTGACCATCTCGAGCTGGGCGACTGGAACGCCATTTGTTACGACTGCGGGCGGAAGGGAAAAGCTAGCGAGATGGTGCGTCACTGGAAAGGCTTCTACGTCCATCCTTGGCATACAGGAATCACTCGCCACCCGCAGGACTTTGTGAGGGGGGTGCCGGATGCGCAAGCGCCGCCGTGGACGCAGCCTCCTCCAAAGGACGGTTTTCAACTGGCAGGCGTAGCGATCGCATCAGCCGATCTAGACAGCGGCAATAATGTTGAGCTAGAACTGGACATAGGAAGCACTGCGGATGGTGCAGTTCCCAAGCTTATCGTGACGATTCCTGAAGATATTGACATCAGTATATTAACCTTCGCTTTAGGCACAGGTGCAGCGGCAGAGGTTTTCTTGAATATCTTCGGGAGCGTTAGCTCCATCACGACGAGCACAAGTAGTGATCCGAGCCTCCCAAGCGCAGTTACAGTAACACCAAGGGTTTTTCTCGGTGGAGGGTATCGCGCACTGCGCTTCGGGACACAGCCTTCTGAAGCGAGCCTGGACACCGTCATTAGTCCGGCGGTTACAGTGGAGATTATAGACCTTTTTAGTGGCGCTGTTCCTGGTTTCACAGGGAATGTAACGGTTGCGCTTAGCGGTAATCCAACTGGGGCTACGCTCAATGGAACGCTTACAGTGGCTGCCGTTGCTGGTGTAGCGACGTTTAGTGAT